TGTTGTTTGTTGGTCAGCGTTTTTTGGGATGCGCTGCCCCCCTTTACCCCTGCCGCCGGATATTTCCAGCAAGGCGAGGAAATTATTTGATTTTGGTCTGTCTGAGTTGTGTTGTCGGCGCTCCGGCTTTGATCGCCGTTGTATCTGGCTCCACGCCGTTATTGGCGCAAAACTCAGTATAACTCTTTTCTGACATCTTACCGCCCATCGCGAGTATTAGTGTCTCTTTGCTGATACCTTGTGCGGCCTTTGCGATAGCATCGTGCTCCACAAACTTCCTTCCGCTTACGCTTGTGAGCTTCCAGCCTGCCACCTCGTCCCCGCTTTCAAGACGGGTTTTAAGGTGACCAAGTAGCGGCTCCGCAATCTCTTTTTCCGCCAGCTTCCATTCGCGAATAAAAGACCCTAGCGACTCTGGCGTGGCAAGGATGCGATCTTTGATCGCCTCGATGCTGTTGCCGGTTGCTTCGGGAATTAGCGCGATAGCACTCTCAGCCTGTCGCACGATGGCATTGCAATTGCTGAAATGCTTGCACCAGCTACAATATTCCGAAGGCGTCGGTTTGGCTTCCGCGCTTGTTGCGCGGTCAATTGTGCGCTGCGTGATCTGTTTGGCCTCCTCGTAGCTAAAATCATAGCTGCGAATCATCTTTTGATCGACATATACAACGTGCGCTGTCCAAGACGTGTCGAAGTTGTCCTCCATGCACGCCAATGAATAGGCCGCGAGTTGCTCGCGATAGTTCCGAACTTGGCCTGTCTTTATATCCGCGACCCATTTCTCGGCCTTGCAGACTGCGTCTGCCGTGCCGAGCTTGCTAAGCCCAGGGACTGCCATCGCCAAGTACTCTTCGCGAGTCTCTATGAACGAACCTTTTGCAAGGCGTGTTAGTTCCTCGACTCCGTAGGCAATAGCTCCGGCGTCTTCGCCAACTATTGCAACGTCATGTTCTGCCGATATTAAGTTGCGGATCGCAACGTCAACTGCCGTGCCGCGCTCCGCTGCCGAACTCGTGCCTCCTGCGCCCTCGAATAGAGCGCATTCGGCGAGTTTTGGCAGAGTGCTAGGTGATATTTCTTTACTCATTTTTTTAATTCTACACTTGATCAGTGTAGTGATGTTTATTGGTTCGCCTTTCTCCACTCGATAGCCGTGTTGACGAATTGATCGACGCGAAGCGCAACTCGGTGCAGGTATTCTGGTGCGCAGTCGCGCCAAGTCTGTTCGCTTGTTAATACGCCGCGAGCAATTAGGAACTGGTTAACAGCGCCTTCGTGCTCTGCGAGCCGTGCTTGCCATCCTACCATTTCGTCGGCTTCAACGATATGCTCTGGCTGTTTAGTTGTAACGGCTTCGAACAGGTGCGCGACCGATGCCCATTCTAGCGGTAGTTCCTCTGCGAGTCCGCTTCGCGTCTTCGCGTCGTATGCCGCGCTGTGCGTGGTGAGCAAGATGCGCTCTTTGCCTCCGATACCCTTTCCCTTGCCGCTGTCAGTAGTCGATACCTTGGTCTTAAACCGTAGGAACCAAAGCTCGTCGGCGAACTCTTTTAATAGTGGCGCCGATTGTTTGCTCAACTTCAACTCGTAGCGGTCGTAGGCTGCGAGCGCATCTGGAGCCTCGAAGCGCACGATTTTGCTGTGAGCGATAAGAACCACATTCTTACCGGCGTCAATAAGTTGATCGACGGATGACAAGAACCGGCTCATGCGCTCTGCGACCATAACCCACCCCTTACCGAAGCCGAAGTCCTCGATGCTGGTCTTCTTGGTGCTTGCGAGTAGGTCTTCAACGCACAGGCGCTCCGCCCAGTCTGCCGAGTCGATGACTATAGTTTTGTAGTCGGTCGCCTTGGCTTCAGCCAATGCGTCCGTGAGTTGTTTCCAGCTGTTGATCTCGCAACGGTCAACGTCTAGGTGGGACGTGCCGCCCTCGATGTCCAAGAATAGCGGCTTGGGGAACTTGGCCGCGAATGTTGATTTTCCTACGGACTCAACGCCGTAGATGACTACGCGCTGGGCGCGTGTTTGTTTTCCTTTAGTTATTTTCATATTGCTTTGATTTTCTGAATTTCGTTGAACAACCCGGCGAACTCAAAGATTTCTGCGAGTTTTGAATATCGCACTTGAAATGCTGTCAGTTCGCTTTTTGCGTTTTCGATGACCTGTCTAGTCGCTTCCTTGTCATCCATGATATTTGAGACGAGCATGAAGCTCCCTCGCTTTGCTCCGTCGATTGTGCCGTCTTCCTCGACGTGTTTGATAGGCCAGAAGGCGCGAACCGTTAGCGTCTTTTGATCCGATGTTGTGATCTCCACTTTGATCCTACGAATGAGATCGTAGGCTTGCGCCTCCCTCCATTTGATAGCGGCTTCGGTGTCGTCCCACTCAAAGTATTTGTGAAGGCTGCTGAGTGGGTTTGCTGCTTCCGTTAGTAGCGTTCGCGGGTTGAGTCCTGCCGGACGATTCGCGATTGCCTCTAACTGTTTTTTGATCTCATCGTTTTTGGATTCGATCTCGTTTTCTTGTTTTATCAGTTTCATTTTCTATTTTTGTTTGTTGTTTGCGATCCACTTGTACCCCGCTCTATCGCTGCGGTTTGTGCTTTGCCTGCCTTGCCACGCCAGGCCCGGCCGAGCCGCGCCGCGCCTGGCCTGCCATGCCTGCCGTGCCGCGCCATGCCCTGCCTGCCGTGCCCCGCCAGACCTTGCCGAACCAAGCCTTGCCTGGCCTGCCGTGCCGCGCCTCGCCGGGCCGTGCCACGCCTTGCCGCGCCTGGCCTAGCCCCGCCTGCGTAGGGTTGCAGTCGGATTCCACGGAATCCGCTGCGGGTTGTGTTGTCGCCGTGGCGAAATCCATATTATTCGTTGGCTAGTGTGAATGTGCCCCAGCCCATGCCTGCCGACATCTTGGAGTCTGGGCGACCTTCGCCGATGCCGACCTGCTGACCGACTCGTTGGAGTAGGTTAGCCACGTCCGTAGATGTGAATTGGTCGGAATCGTAGCTGATATTTACGTCAGCCGACCAAGGCCAAAACTTCGCACGAACTCGGATGTCGCAAACGCCGGTTGCGTTTCGAGCGTGCATAATGTGCGGCTCGGCTGATCCGTTGATTTTGATCAACGGTACGGCGTCTACCTTGTCGAATCCATCTCCCTCAACAAAGATCGAGAGCTTGGCCAGCGTCATTTTAAACCCTACCAATCGGCAGGCCGAAATGAGACCGTTGCGAAATGCTCCTGCTGGTATTCCGTCCCATCCTTCGTCGCTGACGTGCTTTGCCGCTAGAAAATCTGCGTCGAAGTCGCGTGCTTCCTTGGCTTTCTTTTTGTTGGCTTGGCTTCCGAGCTTGTGCTTTTCGATCATGGTGTTGATCGCCTTTTCCGAAAATCTCAGTTGCACATATGGTGCTGTGCCTTGGATTTTAAATCGTGCCTTGACGATGTTTGGTGCTTTGATTGTTACGTTTTCAGTTGTTGGTTTCATATTTATGTTTTCTTGTTTTTTGTTGTTGTGCTGCGAAAACGGCCACAGCGAGTGCCGCCCACGAATGGGATTTGATGCCGTAGGTTGGCCCCGGCTGGGCCTTTGTTCCCTGCGGCCCGACTTTGTCGATCAAGGCTTGCCTGATATTGGCGTCCTTGGCTCGCATCGTCCCGCAGAGGAAGAGCTTAATATCTTTCCTAAAAATCAGTTCCACGTCCACCCTAGAAACCTCGATGAATCGTCCGATCCAGACGCAGGTCTCGAATGTTGAAGCCCCTACCGCCATGCCGTAGGATGCGATCATCTCGCAAGCCACTCGGTCGTATTCGCGACCGATGAGAATCTGGCGGATTTCGGCATTCGGAAGGTGACCGTGGTCAACAATCTTTTGTTGGTCGAATTGCACGAACGCGGTGTGGGTCGTTCCTGGATCGAGTGAGAGTATCATTTTTTAATGCCCTTGTTTTGATTTTGTCGGCTGGCAGAGCGAGAACATCGCAAATGCCTTGGAATGCTTTTGACTTGATGAAATGAATTGCCGATTCGCGGTCAAGTTCCTGATGCTCGTTTAGCTGTCTGCTCAAAAATACCTTCTCGCTTTGCAGGTCGGAAACGGCCTGCTGGATCATCCCGCACAGAAGTGCGCGGGTGAATTGGCATTCCGCGTCATGTAGTTCCTCAGCGGTCATTACCGGCGCTCCCTGCGGATCTGACGGTTCATCCACCATCTGCGAGCCTGTTCCATCTCGAAGGTGGCTTTGATGTTGCCGATCAAGTATCCGGCAATAAATGCACAGCAAGTGCAGATTCCAAATAGGGCGAGAAATGTTAGTGGTTCCATATTAGATGTTGTAGAATTTTGCGCGGACTCCGGCGAGAGCGGTTTTTTCTTGATCGGCGTTTAGGCCGACTTTGATGCCGCCGTCTTGGTTTGGGAAAAGCTCAACACGTTCGATGCTGGTAACATACCAATAAGAGCCGCCGCGAACTGCTTTGATCCGGTTTGCGATGCGCGTGTATTTGTAGGCTCTTGCAACCGATCCGCCAGACGTGTATGTGAGTTCCGCGCCGATTCTTGAGGACTTGGAAATACCGAATGCGGCGAGTTGCTTCTCTGCGATTTCTGTCGCGTTAAGAATGTCCATTGCTGATGCTGTGGCTGATCTAGCCTTACCATTTACCTTTTCGAGGGAGTCGGAGAGTTCGCGGCTTTTGGTGTTGAGTGCAATTTTGATTTTCATTTTTGGTTTTCTGTTTTGGTTTGTATCGGAGGGTTCATTCCCTTTCGATGTGCAAACAATCCTAGATGTCGTTTCGGATGAAAAGAAAAAAATTCGCGAAGTGCGAAAATAAATCTGTGGAAAAGTCTTTACAAGTGCGCTCAACCAATGCTGGAGCGCATCTGCGCTTGGATAAAAACCAAGTCACATAATAAAATCTAACTATGTTGGGCGAAAGAATTTCACCTCGCGAACGCCTTGTTTTGTCTGTATAGTTGCCTTTTTTGTTTCAAGAGTCCCTTTCCCTATTGCAGTTTCAACTCGGCAAGTAATCGCCGCAATCGTCAGTTTCGCTTCCTCTGAAATCGTGCGGATGGTCTTCCATCCTTGCTTGGCTAGGTCTTTCTCGCTTTCAACTTTTGTTGCATCGTAGAAAGCGTCCCAGGCTTTGTTTACAGCGGCAAGAGCCACGGTTGATTTATTTTTCGTTCGCATAGATTGACGGTGATCGAATTGTCCTTGTAATAGCCATAGGCGAATCCCTGCGACCACGCGAATGTTGCGCGGCGTGTCGAAGCGTATTCCATATCGAAACGCGCAAGCATTCCGGTGCAATAGCCCGAAGCGCCGTCTAGCGTGCGAGCGCGTTCCCATCCGACTCGGTGTAGATGGGCCATGACGCATTGGCCGTATGTCTCTGCGTGGTCGCGGATGGCTTGCACATTGTACATATAGCCGTGCAGGAACTTCGTTCCGCCTAGCTCGTAAAAGCTCCGAATATGGTATGGATACAGCCGCGCTTTTAGTT